GCAATCTTCTTGTATGAATCCAAATATTGACACAATATCTGGATTTTCATCTGTGGCTTACTTTTCAAGTTTCGAAGTAATGACTCGACTTGCCCTTTTAATCGTTCCCATTTATCGTAATTGTTCATCTTGTATAATTACGATATTAATTTAGATACGAAGATAGATTACAAATAACGTAACTGTACATTGAGATTAACTCTTATTTTTAAATACTTAAATTACAACGCTTAACGCCGGCGTCTCTGCTGGCGTTGCTGCTGCTGGCGCTGTTGCTGCTGGCGCTGCTTCATGGTCATCTTCTTGCGGCGAAGAGTCTTGCCACTCTTGCGCATCTTGCGGCGTCTAGATCCGCCCTTCTGCCCCGTAAGATCTCCTACCGCTTTCTTTGCGGTAGCCAAATAATCAGCACCTGCATCTTTACCGGCACCTCCTGCCATCTTCTTCACATTTGGATCATTTTCTTCAGAGTCTACATTAGCGTGGTTAGGCATTATACATTAACCAGATATTTTTTTTTCTTGATTTTGGATAAATAAAAGAGTATCCATCTTTTTTGTTTCAAAGACGTAGGGTTTCCAACGCCTAAACTCCGGAATAAAAATACAAGAAATCATTTTTTCGCTAAATTTCGGACCCTCCTCCTCTGAATCACTTTCTTCCATTTCCTTATAAGAACGCACATTCGGAGAAAATCCACGGCGTAAAAAATGACTTGTCTTAAAGTCGTTCACTAACGCAGTCGAATAAAAAGTAACTTCTTTTTGTTCATTTAGTGCATACAGTTCATACACGTCCTCTGTCTCTTCTCGTTTCTTCATGAGGAATGTTGCAAATAAAGGCTTAAATAAGACAAGCCTGGGCTTGGTAGACAATTGCAAAAGTCCATAGACATCATAGGGCATAGTGGTTGCGTCTAAAAAGGCGCGTTGAAAACAGGTATGAGGTAAATGAAATGTAATACTCCCTAAATAGAAGGAGGTTCGTATCATTCCTAAACATTCTTTCAACAAAGACATTCGTACCATAAAATCATCTTTTCGATACTTCCCTTTATAATAATAAAGGGTTTCTGCTACAAACGCACGATCCAACAATGTACCGTACAAAACCGTTCCCACACCTTCGCACAACTCTTCCTTAAAGGAGACATAATAATGATATATTTTTTGTATTTCATTACATTGCGAATGTAAAAAAATACAAATAGGTTGTTTCTCAAAACGCGTAAACCATGCGAAAACTTTCTTTCCTTTTGGAATAATGAAACATGGATATTTGGACAATGTATTCGATCTTTCGTATTTCTCTAGTCGTATTTCTGGGAACGTATGGACCAATTCATCCATTGGGTATAATACTCTATGCGTGTTTATATTCGTTTATCTTTTTCTCTAATTGTTCCTTTAATTCAGACAATTCATCGAATTCACTTGTTTTATCCGGAAACAAGTAGTGTACAGGATCTATTTTTATCCATTGCATCAGGTCTGTATTGGTATAATAGACGGTAAAATGGAAAAGCAGAAGAATGCATACCGTAATGGATATCTCCTGTAACATTACGATACAAGGCGAAAGGATTTTAACCACTTAAACCAATTGATGTTATACAAGTAATCCGAATAATTTAATACATACCTTCGTAGTCTCTTCTTGTGTTTCGAAATGATAATCTTCTTTACCACAATAGGTCTCACGCACAAGAGTAATACCGGGCGATACAATCACTTCTTCTCGTGACTCTTCAATAAAGAAATGGTCATACGGGATGTGATAGGTTTTATGAATTCGATGTATGCGTACATCTTCCAACAAGAATTCAAGGTGTTTTAACTTACGCACGTCTCTTTTCAGTTCCTTTTGTTGGATTTCATAAAACCCATCCTTGTGAAATTCATACATACCGTCTGATGTCATGAAACGCTGTATTAATATCTTTTGTGTATAAACAAACGGTAACGATTTGAAGTCATAATCTTTGACGAATATCCTCATTCCACTATCTATTTCTATAATATAGTTTTATACCCTAACCTAAGTTTCTATACATTTCTCTTAAAACGAATTGAAGACACGATCGTTGTAATAGTATGTTCACCGTGATTATGGTTCATACGGAAGGTACTTTGTCCGAGAAGCCTGTGACAGAATTAGATAAACTATATACAGTTTGTCAATTTCGAAACGATACTCATTTTACATCTTTAACCTGTTGGACTAAAAACGGTATACAATACCAACTTTATGGAAAACCCAAAAACAAAAACACCAAACTAAACAATTATACATTTCCTTTCACACAGGAACAATATTATGGAAACTTATGTATTGTCAAAAGAAAAGATGGTGAATATGAAAGTCTGACAATACCGGAATGGAACCAATGCATGAACCTAGAACCCTTTGTAGAACAGGAAACAATTGAATTGAAAGGTGAATTGTGTAAGGAAGATTATGAAGATGAAGATGAATGAACCTTTATGGGTTTTAAATACTGTTCAAAGTATGCATGATTAAGAGTGGCATCATGATACCCGTTTAAATATATTTGATAGATTGTTGTATTCTGTAGATGATGTATTCCAAAAATAAATAAGATATTGCACAACCATGGATTGTTGAAACGACCAAACATATCTGGAGTAATCACTAAAGGCGGTGTATCATAATTTTGCATGAATTTTCCATATAGAAAATAACTATCTAGCGATAACTTATGGTTGTAAAAATTTATAACTGTATCATTTGTAACGAATGGTACAAATGAACTACTATTGCAACAACGCATGGATTCTTTAATACAAAAAAATGTATCATATAATACCAATCCTTCTGTATGTGATACTGCGATTGATGTTTTATTAAGAGTATAATCTTCTATTACTGTATTGTTTTGGATAAATTCTGTAACTCTTTTCAAAAGTTCAATATTAGACTGAACCTGACAATTAAATATACCACGTAAAAAAAAGGTTCTTTTCTCTGGATGTATTCTCATAAATAATACGTTGAATGCACCAGAGGAGAAACCTGCAAGATGTTTGTCATGTAAGTCAAAATGATTGACAAGATAATGACAAATACCCAATGTATAGAACCCGAGTACACCACCCGGCCCTATGATCACATCGGGTAGGTTACTCTCTTTATTAGAATAACACCAAGAGAAAAAATATAGGAATGCAGCACCAACTACATACTGCAACATTATAGTACAATTCAAAAAATTCTTTAAATTCAAACTTTATGTAAAGGGTTCAGATATTTCTCAAAGTAATCATGATTAAGAGTGGCATCATGATACCCGTTTAAATACATTTGATAGATCGAAGTCGTCTGTAGAGGATGTATTCCAAAAATAAATAACATGTTGCATAACCATGGATTTTTAAAACGTCCAAACATACCCGGGGTAATCACTAAGGGTGGTGTAGTATAATGCTGCATGAAATAACCGTAAAGGAAATAACCATCCATCGATATCTTATCGTTATAAAAGTTCAATCCTGTTTCGTTGGTCACATAAGGAACAAATGAACTGCTTTTACAACAACGTATAATTTGTTCGATACTAAGAAATGTATCGTATAGAGAGATGCCGTCGAAGTGGGATATACCAATAGATGTATTACGAAGATCATAATCTGAAAGGGTTGTTTCTTTTTCGACATAGTCCATCATCTCATTTAATAATAGCATACTCGACGTTTCATTACATCCGAAAATATGTCTCAAGGAAGGTGTACGTTTATTCGGATGTACTCTCATAAATAATACGTTGAATGCACCAGAGGAAAAACCCGCAAGATGTTTGTCATGTAACTCAAAATGATTGACCAAATAATGACAAATCCCTAGACTATAAAACCCGAGTACTCCACCAGGTCCTATGATTACATCAGGTAACAACTTATAGGACTTGGTAGTTGGGTATAAATAAAACAATACCAAAGCAGCTGCTAGATAATAGTACATAGTGTCAAGTTTAATAAACTCTTTAAATACAAATCATAGAATGGTCAGCCCTTATGCAGTGCAGTTAAATATTTCTCAAAAAAAGAATGATTTTTTTTTGCATCTTGATAACCATAAAGATACATTTGATAGATCGATGTAGTTTTCAAGGCATGCATTCCAAAGATAAATTTCAGTTTATGTACTATTGTATTGGAATAACGTCGGAACATAAATGGACTAATCACCAAGGGTCGTTCAGGATATTGGCTCAGAAAGGATTTGTAATAAAAAAATCCATCCAATGCAATCTTATGATTATAAAAGTCAATCCCTGTTTCATAGGTTACAAAAGGAATAAAAGAACTGCTCTTGCAACAACGTACAAGTTGTTCGATTGTAAGAAATGTATCATACAAGGATATTCCTTCTGGATGAGACACAGCAATCGATGTAGTATCCAGGTCGTAATCCTTCAGCTCTGTCGTGGTTTCGACAATATCCATGATACGTTTCAATATATGAATTGTATTTCTTTCGTCACATTCGAATATATCTTGTAATAATTTATTACGTTTTTCTGGAACAAGTCTCATAAAAAGAGTGTTAAAGGCTCCAGCCGAGAACCCTACAATATTCTTGTCTTTTATTTCAAAATGATTAACTACATAATGGCAAATACCTAAGCTGTAGAAACCACATACACCGCCTGGTCCAACGACTATTTCAGGAAGAGGCCTCTTGGGTAACGTAGTCTTGGGACTATTGGGACTATTTGAAAAAGATTGTATATTTAAAGACAAATAAATCATGATGACAGTGAATATATAGCGTAACATTATACTACAAAAACAAAATTGAATATAAATAATAAACTCATCCTGATATAAGGCATGTCCCAAAGCATGGAGCAAGGCATGGAAATGAAACTCAGAAAGCGAGTGGTGGATACGTTTACATCCATACTATCTAATGAGGCAAAGTCACGTAATCTTGAGAAAAGTATTTATAATCATTCACTAGATAAGGCAGATGCGCATCATATTCCAAAACGATGGGAGAATAAAATCTTTCTACAGCTTTATTTAGATACCTTTCGAAGGCTCTATTTTACACTTAAAAAGCCCGAGGTGAAAGATAAGATTGTCTCAGGGGTATTTCTATGCAAAGACATGGCCTACAAGAGCCATCAAGAATTGTATCCAGAGAAATGGAGCGAGGAAATTGAAAATAAACGTATTCGTCTGGAAAACAAGTATTTCCCAAAGATTGAGGCAAGCACGGATACATTTGAATGTCGCCGATGCAAGAAAAATCGTTGTACTTATTACCAAGCACAGACACGGTCTGCAGACGAACCCATGACCACGTTTGTCACTTGCCTGGACTGTGGAAATCGATGGAAATGCTAGTTATGCAAAAGGTGCAGGCAAAGAAAGTGGTTTGGCCTTATTGTACATCATGAGTTTGATTTCTTCCTTGATTTTATTTAAGCAATCATCTTTTTCTTTGTTGTTGATGTATTTAAAAAACTTTTCCTTGAGTATGGGATCTTGATTACTCTCTAGCCATTCTTCTAAAAGCATCTCCTTGTCCTCGTATAGTTTATCGAGTTCATCCCGCTTGTTGGCAAGGTTCCAATTTGTCCCATCGTAGATCATCAAATACTTATCTTTCATATTTGAAATATAAATGTTCATGTTTTCCGGTTTCAATGGGTTAAAATGAATACACTCAATCATATTCTTGACACAGAAGTTTACCTTCTTGATACATTTCTTGTAGTCTTCATCGGTTAAATGGGACACATCCGTGTCTCGATACGAAAGTAATGTAATATTGTTTTGGATATTGGTGGTGTTAAAGGATCCAGTGATTTCGAGTTTCCCCATTAGTTTTTCGATTTGTTTTGCTTGGCTTTGTAATTGTATCTGAAAGTCTGTTTGTTGCTGCTCCATCTGTGCATTCAACAACCGGACGAGTTCTTTCAAGTCTTCATCCTTGTTTTTTGTACAAGAATATTTGATATGTTTCGAAACCGATTGTTTATGTTTGTATTTTTGTCCACAATATTTGCATTCGTACTCATTTACGTGTGGCTTACTTTTGGCTTCATCAAGACTTACTTTAGACTTACTTTTTATCAATTTATGTTTGGTTGTTTCTAAATGTTTCATGAAATTTGCTTTTACAAAGGTTGTATAATTACAACATACGCATTTATTTTCCATATACATAAACGTGTATATTATTTTTTATACTTTTTTATAATAATCTTGTATACGGCTTTATCCATGGTGATAAACCGTTTATACTTTTGTAAAAAAATGACATGCATTTATACATTAGTATAGACTTACCAAAAAGTATAAATCGCGGGAGAGAGAATCCGATTTTTGGGTCGACCCTTTTTGAAAAAGACGTTTCTTGGAATCAGCCCTCCGAGGGCGATTATTCATCCAGGAGCATCATGGTCATAGCAGAGTAATTATGCAAGTCAATCATGGTATCTCTTAAGGTTTCATCATCTACTAAATTAATACCATTTTTTGTGATGGAAAGGGCACGTTGTATTTTATCCTCAATACGCATCAAGACACCAATGACACCAAACTTTGCAAACGCATCCCCATAATCTAAATTCTTTTTGGTAAACAATTCAAGGGCTTCTTCTTGGATCTTTTTCAATTGTTCCACGCGGTTCATTATAGAAACATGAGAAATTGATTTATATCTATTTATAATTATTCTATTTTTATTTGATACATTCTACAAAGGTCATCCATATGTGGTTTCCTTTTCTGTCTTCTCGAACGATGTCGGTATGTTTTTGAACTACATTCTTTTGAACAAAAGGTATATTCTTTATAGTCAATCAACATGGTATAGGGTTCACGTATATCGTGAATACATTCATAACAATATGTTTTTAAATATTGACGAAACCCATACTCCAAACGGATCTCTTGAAGAACGGATACTTTACGCGCGTGAACCATAGCAAGCATGTCGTGTTCGTTTCTTTGTTACAAAGTAATCCAAGTAATCAATTTTATCCTTTCGAAAGTATACCTGCATACAGGATGTACAATAAGGATAAAATCGATAATTAATAAACCACAATATAGGTTCTTCATTGTAATTGAAACAATCACAACAAATATGTAGGGACCCTTCCTTAAACTCCATCCATTCCAGCAATCCAAGATGCAACCTTATTTTTCTACCGGCCATCATAGGGTCCATACATACATGTAGAGTTTATAATTATATTCTATTTGAAAAGGTTAAAACGCATTTGGTAAATCATAAAAATCACTATTTCCATAAAATAAATAAGAAAAGATCTTCTGAGGTAGGCCAACCTTTTCACCGTTGTCTGTACCTCGAGCACTCTGGATGTTATCACTCTGTGTTAAATTAGAGAGATAGGGGAACATACAGGATACATTCTTTTGAAACTGTAACAGTTCTTTCGGCATAGTATTGTCTTTTTTCAATATCTTATTAAAGTCTTGATAATAAGATAATGTCGGAATGTCGTCTCGATGCGTCACTTTCATTTGAATTCGTAAATGATCATCTTTCGACTGTATGGTTCCTACATGAATGAGATTGGCGTTAAAGAGAATGGCATCCCCTTTCTTACACAGTAATGTTTCTACTTTATTGGTAATGTTGACATTAAAGCTATTCACATCCTTGTGACTGGTAGGGATGACTCCCAAACACTTTTCCATATCTTCTAAATAAAGTAGCAATGTATAAGATGGATATTGTTGTCCTTTGTTAAAAAAATCGCCATTGTTGTCTCGATGACAGGTATGCACACTTGACTTCTGTATGATCCATATATAATCTTGAAATTGATACTCATTCCCTAAGGTTTTCTGTAGAAGTGTAATTAAGCTTTTGTCGTGGATAAGCTGTTCTTTGGCTTCCTTGTATTGACCTTTCATACATTCTTGTTTTAATTGTTCTATCTGCTTACTCGAAAGAACCTGGGGAAAGAGGCATACACCATCCTTTATCAAATCGTATTGTCTTTTTTGTATCACATCGGTAGAAAAAAGACAATATAAAATAACATACAATATAACGAAAGTACATAAAATAGCCAGGATCCATAGTGTAGAACCTTTCTTTTTCATATAAAGGGTCGAAATATATCTTTTCCTACAAAATATAATCCTCTAAGATACTTGTCCAGAAGCGTCTCCTGCAAGCTGGTCTGCATACGCATTTCCTACCGAGTGAATGTCACTCTTTCCAGTATGAGCCTTGACGTGAAGGAAATGGACATTCGGTTTGTCTCGGTATAGACTGTAAGCTCGTTGAACCAAGATACGATTGGGTACATCTGGCCATCCTTGAGACTCGCATTTTAGTCCATAGGAGGATGCACAACGTATGGCGTATTCCGAGTCACTGACAATTGCAATAGGTATTCCTTTCAGAATATCTTCCTCAAGAATAGCGTAAACCTCGATAAGTGCAGACAATTCAGCCGTGTTGTTGGTTTGTTTTCCTTCAATCGTCTTGGATACGTTACGAGGGTCATTTAATCCGAAAAATATCCCGATACCTGCAGAAGCATTCTTTTTTCCATTGTGGATACAAGATCCATCTGTATAGACGTAATAGGCAGGTTCAAAAGGAATATCAGGTAAGATAAATGCATCGGCTTCCTCCCGTGTCTCGGTCTTTCGATACAACGCGTTTTTAAACCCTTTCACAGAGTCATTACATTCAGCCCAAGTATTAAAGATACCGACTGTTCGTCCTTTCGCTACTGCATAATAGACCATTTTATCATGTATAGTTAGATTAAGCCTTGTTCTATTTTTATAAAATTGATGTAAAAATAAAATCCAAGGATAAGTAAAAGATGCAACAGGATTGGACCACGATTGTGCTGAACAAGCCTGTCAAGCTTCCTGAGACTATAAAGCCGAAGCCTAAAGAAGATGTTCCGCTCATGGAGGTCACCGTAGAACTGAAGGTTGCCATGCAACAAGCTAGACTGGCCAAGGGTCTAAGTCAAAAGGATCTGGCAAATAAGATGTGTGTGCCGGCACAAGTGATCCATTCGTATGAAAATGGAAAGGCCATTCCAAACAATGCCTTTATTGCAAGAATGGAAACATTCCTTGGTACAAGATTGCCTCGAATCAAAAAGAAGATGGAAAAGAAATCCGAAAAGGATATCTAATATAAGTATTCTAAATCATTCACATTCCAATATTCTGCCGGACGATTGGGAATAGGACGCATCAGAATAAAGGGTAGTTTTTTTTCTTGTAATTCTTTCTCAGCAATAAGGGATACATCCATGAGCATTTTGTTTTTCAACTTCACATAGGGTTCTGCTCCTTTGTTGAGTTGTGATACACGTAATCCTATGATTTTAGCCCTCTCGTATTTTGTCAAGATTGGATACGTTTGATGATTGGGGTCCTCAATGACACCATTTGCATTTCGAGTAATCTGAGATAACTTGTACATTTCGTCAAAGGGTTTATGAATTTCTTCTGGGTGAAATCTTGCTAAATAATTGCCTCGCATTTCTTCCGTAAACTTTTCTTGATAAACAGACGGTTCGGAGAGTTCCTCTTCCGGATCACCTACAAACTCGTCCGCTTGTGCAAAGGTTTCTTCCTCCGAGGTTTCTTCAATGTCATCTTCCTCCGAATGCACCTCACTCTGGACCGAGACACTGTCTTCCTCTTCTGACCCGTAGTCACTCATTTGTATAATAGAATATAGAATAATTTTATATTCAATTTTTGGTGAGGTATACGAGAATAAAAATACGGAACAAGTTTACGGTACAAGTTTACGGTACAAGTTTACGGTACAAGTTTACGGTACAAGTTTACGGCGACCACTTTGTCTCACATACCGTGCACAAATACAGATATTTCATATTGACATCGTCAACACGCATATAAATGACGTCTTGTTTCTTTTCTTTCGTGTAGACCTCGCACTGGTCATTAGGACATTTCATCGTATAAATATGAGGAAGGGTTGGATCATGAATGGTGTATTCGTTAATCTTATTTGTTTTTTGAGTAGAGTTGCCTTCCTCTGTACGCGAAACACATAGATTGGTTAAAACCAGATTGTCCTCTTCCATTCCACAATTTTTGCAATAGTAAATGAGAGCTTCTGACTCATCCTCTTTGATTTTCATGTAATACATGTTGTCGCATACCTTACAGAAGTTCATCTTATAAAACAGGGAGATTAATTATTTATATCAATTTTTATTTATCCGTTTCAAAACGTTTCATTTGGTTACGCGTTTCCTCTTCTAATAGATTGTAATTAAGAAAACAGCTCTGATCTTGGAAGACTGTAATATCGACAAAGGTGTTTTCTTTACCTTTCAAACAATCTATGATCTTTTCGTAATGATTGATGAAATAAGAGACAATCATCGGGTGATAGGATTGAAAAGGTATGGGAAGTTGTTCCAGGCAGAGATATTTCAAGATGCAAACCTCAATGTTTTTGTATTCCAAGAGTTGATGATAGGGTTTAAAGGAGCAATGGGTACGTGCAATTCCTGGCTCATTTAAAAAAGGTTCCTCGTTTAAAATCAGAATAGAGATGGAGAGTAATACCGATCTTATCGATTGACAAGCACTCCATTTCTCACCTGACCAAGTATTCAGGATAGAGAGACACACTTTTCCCGAGACATATAGGTTCGGATTAAATCGGGTATGACCATCTCCGTTTAGAAAAAGCACTACGGGTGGTGAAAATGGATAATTGGTAGGAAACGTAAATTCAAAGAGATAAAAGCCATGTGCATAAGGAGTACCTTCTCTCCCAATAATCAGTGCATATCCTTTGAGAGCATTCGTTTCATCTGGAATATAAAAAAAAGAAGGATCTGGGTCCGATTTTATTTCCTTTATATCCAACATGATACGTTTGATGCATCTTTCCATTCATTGTATCTACAGATGTGTCTTTAATTCTAAAACGGAAACTTAAACTTAAAAATTGAGATAAAAATAATACGTCAAGGTATAAACAAAGATGGCTTGCCCAGTTGAAACGTTTCTCAAAAAACACCCGGCCGAAGATGGACACACTCATACCAAGATTGGAGACAGAAATCTTGGGATTTATGGTGGGTCATATCATATTCAACAAGATAGTATTCCACTGTTTTATGAATTGTATAAAAAACATATCTTGATGGGCGATAGACTTGGTTATTACACGGAGAAACAGATGGAGGAGGGCTCGATCCTGATTGATATTGATTTTAGATACCATGCGGACATTGAAGAGAGACAACACAAGAAAGAACATGTGGTTGACTTGGTACAATGTATTGTGGATACGATTGCTACCATCAAGCAAATGAACGAGAAGACCATTGAATGCTACGTGATGGAGAGAGAAAACGTACGCATGGAGGAAGACAAGACCAAGGACGGGATACATATTATTTTGAATTTGAAAATGGATTACACTTGCAAAGTGATTCTCAAAGAAAATATTATCAAAAATATTCCTGACTCATGGAATGAACTTCCTCTGACTAACACATGGGACGATGTCTTTGACGATGCAGTCATTCGCGGACATTCAAACTGGCAACTTTACGGTTCTCGTAAGCCTGGATGTGAACCGTATCGATTGAAGCAGATTTATGTCTGTCACAACGAGCACAACACGTGGACGATCAAAGAGAAGCTCGTGACCAATGATTGGATCCTTCAGAATTTTGAAAACCTCACCGCACGTAATTTGAACTTGGTACAGGCAGCCCTCTGTCCGGACATGCAGCAGAAATACGATGAGATTGCCAAAACGAGACAAAAGAAGACGTCCAAGTCGAGTGTAAAGCTTCTCGAACATTCCGTGTTTAGAAACAAGATGAGTTACGAGATTAACAATGCGGAAGAATTGGATGAATACCTTGAGGGATTTATGGAAACCATCACGAGTCTCGATTACAAGATCAAAGAGGCCTACAAATACGTCATGACCTTACCATCCGAGTATTGGGGAGATAACAGCTATGCGAAATGGATCCGTGTCGGATGGGCGTTGCGTCAAACGGATAACCGTCTCTTTCCAGTATGGGTGAAATTCAGTGCTCAATCTTCCTCATTTGATTATTCAAACATTCCGTCTTTGCACGACCAATGGTGTGGTTTCAATCGTTCAAATGAAGGTCTCACGCTAAGGTCCATTTTGTATTGGAGTAAGATCTCAAATCCTACACAATATTACGAAATCAGAAAGCAGACGATTAGTCACTTTATTGAACATTCGGCTACTACCAACTCGGAGTACGACTTGGCCACGGTGCTGTATCACATGTTTAAGGATGTCTTTATCTGCGTCAGCATTCACAACAAGAAATGGTACGAATTCATTGACAATCGATGGAAGGCGATTGATGATGGTCACAGTTTGCGAGCCAAGATTTCAACGGAGATGTATGAATGTTATAAGGAATTTAAAATGAATGGACCCGCTCCGTCCGCCTCCTTGGATACGACCAAGAAACCGAGTAGCGTGGCCAAGACAGCTGAAATGCTAAAGGTCACTGCAAAAAAACAGAATATCATGAAAGAAGCAATGGAAATCTTTTATGATAAAGACTTTTATGCAAAACTAAATACGAATGAATATTTATTGGGTTGTAACAATTGCGTGATTGACTTTAAGAATAAGGAACATCGTGTAGGCAGACATGACGATTACATTAGCATGAGCACTGGAATAGCGTATAAACCGATTGCAGATTATCGAAAGAGCTGCCCGGAGGTGATTAAAGAGATTGAAACCTTTATGGAACAACTCTTTCCGAATGCGAATCGCCGCCGTTACATGTGGGAACATTTGGCATCTACCCTCATGGGAAACAATCTCAACCAATCGTTTAACGTCTATATTGGAAAAGGTAAAAACGGTAAATCAAAATTGGTGGAATTGATGACCCGTGTACTAGGAGAGTACAAGTCTACCGTACCGATTTCGATGATTACACAAAAGAGAAACGGGATTGGCGGAACTTCTTCGGAGGTGTGTCAGCTGGTCGGCACGCGTTATGCCGTGATGCAAGAACCATCCAAGGGAGATGTCATCAATGAAGGTATCATGAAAGAGATTACAGGTGGCGACCCAATCCAGTGTCGTGCACTCTTCCAAGAGAGCATGGTCTTTAAGCCTCAATTTAAATTGGCCGTGTGCACGAATACATTGTTTGATATCAAAAGTAACGACGACGGTACTTGGCGTCGTATTCGAGTGGTAGATTTTGAGTCCAAGTTTACGTCGAACCCGTATAAGGATCCTGAGTTTCCTATCGAGGCTTATCCCTATCAGTATGAGCTAGATACTCAGATTGATGAGAAGTTTGATATCTGGGCACCAGTCCTCTTGAGTATGTTGGTCGAAATCACCTATGAGAAACAGGGGCATGTTACCGAATGCAAGGAAGTATCTGCATCGAGCGACAAATACAGACAGAGCCAAGACGTTACGATGGAATTCATCTCTGCGTGTATTCGGGTGCATGAATTGCCTCAGCCGATGAAACTGAAGATTACCATCATCCAAGATGCCTTTCGCAATTGGTATAGCGAGAATGGTGGCACAGGTAATCAAGCAGGTATAATCAAAGAACTCAAGGAAACTCTTATCAAAAAGTTTGGAAATTATCCCAAGGATGGATGGGCAAGGATTTCGCTAATAGAACCTTAAGACATTTTATAAATCATACGCGTCCATGGTGCTCGGTTTTGAGTCCAGAAATGCATTTTTTGGTCCATGCAATGGAGCAGGTTTCATCCACGAAGACACGGAACGATAAATCAACGAAAAGATAAACGGATACAATATAGGTAAAAGTAACAAGACCAGATAGGCAAAGGAACGTTCTTGAAACTTGAGATTACCACTTGTACCCAATAGGAGGAGAAGTACCCCAAATGCGACATAATACGTCATAGTGACATATTCATTCAAGGTGGATAAAGTCTCTTGTTCTGCCGAACGATATTCGATTTTACGATAGGTTGTTTTTGGATCCGTACCGTTCAACCACATTGACATATTTTTTTTTAAATCCGAAATGATATTTGTATTGGTCGTGTTTGTATTCGTGTTTGTATTGGTGTTTGTATTCGTGTTTGTATTGATACCGGGTACACAGCTACGATTTCCTAACTTCTCGCAATCTGTTTGTTCTTGTATTATTCGTTTATTGAAATAGGCCTCTCGTTGATCCAAGAGTGTCTTGTAGGCTTTGTAGCTATATTTTTTTACAAAGTAATTACGTTCGTCTTCTAACGCTTGTTCTGCAAACGAGTTGACAAACTCTATATTGTTTTGATAATTACGAAAAAGAACAATAGTATCATCCGTCAAGGCACGACGATCGACACGATTAAAGTCAATGGACGACTCGAGGTTCAAGTTGTATCGTTTACATTCTTTCGGTAAGATTAACGTAGAGTCTTGGATAAGTTTGTCTCTATTGTAACTATCTTTGTTTGTCCCTGCATTGTACATGGACGTAAGAAGAGTGTAGACAGGGTCTGTTTCATCTGACATATGATATATTCGGATATTTTAACTACTTAACAATACATTAGCAGTACTTTGTATCGTTGAGAACGACATCCAGATCCAGATAGCTCATGTCAACATCAGGTGGTTTTACATAAAATAAGTTAAAATTGTATTCATCAAAGTCACGACTGTCTCTCAAATAGACATCCCACAAGTCATAAAAAAGGATAATAAATCCAAAAGCAAACAATACACCCAAGTAGATGGGTCTTATCCTATCTGAAAACAAGGTTCCTATAATGGCGAGACAAAAGAAGACGACGATCTTTTGTAGGATAGTGATTTGTCTTTCATAACGTTTTTGATAGTATCTAACGATTTCATTGTGCCGTTTTAGTTCTCGTTTCTCTTTTGCAGAAAGGTCAGAAAGGTTCAAAAGTTCATCGATGTCGTCTAATCCACGCGAAACATAAATATCCTTCATGGTATTGTTAAAATCTTTCACAATGTTTCCATAGATTTCGTTCGTATGTGGATTGTTTACCTTGACTTTGTTTAATTCTTCAATAAAGACATTCAAGTCTCGAATATAAGATGGGTCACTCATTATATAAGAGTTCTATAAATAGTTGTTCATGAAATGTTTATTCACCGCATCTATTCCAATACGTTCAATACACCCAGGCTCGGGTAGCATATCCTGTTGTTTTTCATTTGAATAACTGGGACCCTTTCCAAAACGAGAAAAATCATATTCATCGAAATTGTATGAATCGCGTATCCATAAATCCCATGCATAAAACATCTGATAGACAAACAACAATGCAATTAAGGTGCCTACGATTGCAGCATACGCCGTCTCATCGAAATAAGGATTGCGTATCGTCGAGAGAAACAAAATAATCACGCAGACCACATTAAATACCATAAGCATTCTGGTTTGGACACGTAATTCTTTGTACACATAAGTATTTGCAAATATTTTACGCTGAAGTTCAGTTTGATTGTCTTCGCCCAGCTGACTCCTAATCCATTCATGATACATATCTGTTTTTTCCTTGATATGATCATTTTTAGGTTGTATAATTTTCAAAAACTTTGTTTGTGTATCCTTTAATTTAGGATCACGTTCTTTGTCCAACCGTTCATACTCGAGTTTATCCATATGTAGTTTATAGATATTTATTGTTTGCGGTTAAAAATCACATGTAATGTGCCAATCAACAAAAGGGAAGATGCTGCTCCAGTTACCCAAAATATTGTTTCTTCACGATTGCGTATATCCACCGTCTCTTCATAAATGGTTTCATAGGAATGTCTCATCTCAATCTTTCCCTTTTCTGGTAAATTCGACAGTATGTTGTAAATATCTGTCAATTGCGTTGTGATTTGTTGTTTGTCTGAATTGTATGCAGAGATAGACATTAGAATATGATATAGGATTATATTTTAAACACCAACATTCATGTCTTTCACAAGGAAATAAGTGGTGACAAATAAAACAACGAACACTCCAGACATTGTGAATATATCATGTATATTTGGATAAGAGGAATAAATTGCAAATATCATAAAGACTGAAAAAGCAAGGAATGACCATCCATAAAAATAGATGTACTGTTGATCTGTGTCATTTGGAAGAATACCTTTTTGGTCTTTACGTTCAAGCGTCGACATGGACGGTCCTAGCGTAAACAAGGCCATGCAATCTTTGTTACAGCTGATTTGACGATAGGGTATAAATTGATCTTCTTTACGTTCTTGTTGGTCTTTTTTTAATCTCAATGCTTCTTCGTTTGCTTTGACCAATTCTTCTTGGATAAAGCCCCGCATTTCTTTCGAGACACCTACAGAGGTCAACGGACCGCTATCATCTTTTTTCTCATAAAGACGTTCACAAAAGTCGTTAATCCTCATTACAATAAAAGAGTATTCTTTTTTTATCTATCCGTAACTGACTTCACCATAGTAGGCGGGTTAAATTCCTTGAGTTTCTCGTTTGCTTTGACCACGGACTCCTTGACAGTATCTCTGGTCGTTTCATACGCTTCTGTGACCTCCTTCTTTCCTACCCATAGATAATACATAAGGCCTAGTATCAAAAAAAGAAATATTTTGCAAAAGAGATAGATATAATCATAGGTATAGAGATGTTGGGTATTCATGTTCATCTCATCAGCCGTATTTTGATTGCTCAGATTGGTTTTATAGGCATCCATTAGTTTCGTAATCTCATCGGATAGAGCAGGATTAGCCATTTATATACCAATAGATTATACACATACCCTATAATACAAATTCTCAAATGAAATTTTATCGTATCGTTGAATTTTACAGACTTCACCAGGACGTAATAATAACACCTTAGCAACGGGTTCGAACCGGCTAATTTGAGGCATTTGCGAGTCACCGTATACATGGAAGGTTTCATACAGCTTCTCTTTTTCTTCTTTGGTGAGTTTGACGTGTTTCGGCACCATCTTGTGTTTCAACAAATTAAACTGTAACTGTTTGAGATGAAACACCACCACAAAATACCTATCCAATTCCCATGCATTCTTCAACAGTCGATGTACACTTTCCTCTGTATAGTCGTTTGTAATCAATACCAAGGTATCTGTGGGCTTGAGTACGGCTTCGTCGATAAAGACTTGTTGAAGAATGGAATTTACTTGAATTTTCTTTGAGTCGGTTAAATATTTCACAAGACATGTTTCCTCTTTACGTTTTACGGTCATGTCCAATTGTTGAAACTTGTTCATACTGTCAAGCTCCTCCATGCTAAAATGTTCATAATCGGAACAATCGTATCCATTTTCATTGAGATAGAAGAGCAACTGGTTGCGCGATTTGTATAATTGACTGAGGAAATGAATGTTGGTGTCCATTATACAAAACAAATATAATTTAGTTCTTAATCAATTTTTACCATAATTCGAATATTATTTTAGGGTCCTTTCAATACAATCGTTTTCACTTCTCCTTCACTCTCTGTCTTTGGTTCTGTACTAGGTTCTGAGTTTGTCTCTGAACTCACTTCTGAATTGACCTCTTCCTGTGTCTCAGGCTCTACAATAGGATTGTATTCTTCCAACTCCTCCAGTTCAGGTTCTACTTTCAATAAAGGAGGTGTTGTATCTGTCGTAACTTTTTCATCTGTCACAGGCATCTTCAACAATTGACGATAGTCTTCGGGTGTAATTCGTTTTTGTTCAAGTTCCTGTCTTGCACGAAGGATGGTTTCACGTGACTGTTTCTCAGCCAAAGGTGTATAAGTACCTGATTTTTTCAAAGACTGTACATCTCTTGTTAAGGCATCTTTCTCTTCTAAGGTAAGTTGTTCAAACAATTCACTCTTTTTCACATAGTCCTCGAATTTACCCAAAGTTTTCTTCCCATACGTGGTTAGATTTTCAATGTTGTCCGAGGTAATAAGACGCATTTGTACATTCATCGCGGTAAGTTCATGAATAAGCAACTTTAAACAATAGGGAACATCGACCATGCTAAACTCTTTTCCATATTTGGTAACGAGGGATGGAGTAAACGCATCCGTCTCTGTTTTCTCAAAAGTAAGGGGACCATCGACCATAGGACTATAGAATTGCTGTGTATCTCGATAATAAATTGCAATCGATCCGGACTGATTACAAATAGCCATTTGATAGGCATCTCCTCGTTTCATCATGGAGTCACACATAAATGCACTCATTCCATGAGACAAAATACAATCACGTTCCATGTCTCCGATTTTTAGACCTCCGTCATTGCTCCGCCCATGATTGGTTTGTCTCGTAAGTGCGACACGTGGTCCACCCGCACGGTAGTTGATTTTATCTTGTACCATGTGTTTGAGTCTCAAATAGTAAGTAGGACCGATGTAAATTTCACTCTCGATTTGTTCCCCTGTCATTCCGTTGTACAATAGGTCATTACCCGAGGAATGATAACCATATTCTTGCAGTAATCCTCCAACGACCTCATGTTTTGGTCCCTTGTTTACAAACGCAGTACAGTCTACTGCAATTCCCTTTTGCACAGCCATTTTAGAAAAGAGACATTCAATGAGATGATTGATAGTCATTCGACTAGGCATACAGTGTGGGTTGATGATAAGATCTGGTCTTATTCCTTCCTTGGTAAAAGGCATGTTTTCTTCTGGAATAAGGGTGCCAATCGTTCCCTTTTGACCACATCGACTTGAAAATTTGTCTCCGATTTCTGGACTACGTTCTTCACGGACCCGGATTTTGGCAATACGCTTGCCTTCCTCATTCTCAGTCAGATAGACCCGATCTACAATACCAGTGTGTCCTTTGCTTGAAAAAACACTGGCATCTGCAATCTTATCCGGGCTCTCTTTCTGGAATTGAATACGACCAATCATGACCATTTTATCTGTGAGTATCGTACCTACCTTGATGAGTCCGTGTTCATCAAGCTCATTGTAATTGTAGCCAGGCTTCAAGTTTGTGGTCTCGTATTTCGTCACATTAGCGATACGTTTTTCGCTGTTTCCAGCAAGGGATCCAGTCTCTTCGTAAGTCTCATACATGGTATAGTAAGTGGTATGAAAAAGACCTCTTTTGACCGCCGACTCATTGATGAGAATGGAGTCTTCGACATTGTATCCTGTATGGGTCATGATGGCCACAATGGCATTTTCTCCATAAGGAAGGGCTTCATTGTTCAGATAACGCGTGTATCTCGACTTGACAATTGGTTTCTGTCCATAATCCAAAATCACTCCCATGTTGTCAATTCGGTTCAGGTAATTCGAATTGTACAATGATATGGATTGACGACCTTGAATACAACTATAATCGTTACGAGCCAACGCACTGTTTTCTGGAAAGACAATCTGATTACCCATGATACCAAAGAGGACGGATGGGTGTATTTCCGCATGAGTATAGTCGTGTTGAGAAGGAACATGAATATTGGAGGTGACATACAATGTTTCCATCTCAGAATTGTCAAGGTATTCCAGTACCGTCTGTGAATTTGTTGTTGGTGCAACTGTAAGATCATTCTTGTTTAGAAAAGTTGATCTTTTCGTATTGACTAATCCATGTATACATTCAGACCAGTTACGACCATCTCGTCCCTTGTAACTAATGACTTTATCCTCTTTCGATCCGGTCTTCTTTTCAAAATAAAACAAGGGTCGAACGACACGTCCTTCGTCGCTGTACAAAAAGATGGACTTGTATTTCATATCAAACGCAATACTAATCATGGGATGCACCAGACCAAGTCGTCGTGCAGTGACAAATACTTCTTTGAACCGTAGGGGATCCTTCACGATGCCAATCCATGAACCATTGATGAATAATTTGGTATGTAAAAACATGTCTCTGTATTCAATCTCCTCTAAAAAGTGAATACGTACTTCTTCTTGGGTCATGTTCGTCTGGATCCACTGAAAGAGGTCTTCGTTACTAATCAAGGGTGTAAATGCACACAACACCGACATTTGTTTGTCGATACCCACACTCCCTCCGACATCGAGTGGGTCAAACAAACCGTATTGAGAACCATGCAACAAGTGAGGACCCACCAATTTATTGCTATCATCAATGTCCAGATCGACGCGTCTCAAATGGCTCATGAAAGAATGATACGTGAGACGATTAAGGGCTTGAATGACTCCGACCCTTTTGGTATGACCATGTGCACCCCAATTTCCTTTGAAGCCTTTACGAAACCCTTCTTCTATCGTACGAGGCGTAAAGAGTTCATCCGAAAAGAGGTTCAAAAACTTATAGTTCTGATCTGTGGGAAGCTCTTCATCGTCATAGGTCGCTGTATGATAGTAGAGTTCCTTGTCCACCGTTTTGTATATTTCATTGTACATTTCGGTAGTGTATTCAATAAACAAGTCTTTCATGAGTTGACCTGTCGACTGAACCCGCTTGTATTTGTAATTGTCTCGGTCTGTGGGTTTTTCTTCTTGTTGAATGAGTTTTAACAATTCAAAAACCATATATCCAATGAAACATGCCTTGGCCTTAAAGTTCATCTCTCCAATATGGGGCAACAATTGATGGACGATACATCGATAGGCCGAGTGAACCGTATGCAACTTGGTAAAGGATCCAATAAATTCAAGTGCGGTTTTTTGATGAAAGACCAGGTTCCCATCATGAATAGATGGACGTAGAAGCTCCAGGTAATCTTCGTTTCTGTCGAGATCGTGTAAAATGGTTTGACAAATTTCCTTGTCACTAGTGATACCCAACGCACGCATCAAGATGAATAGCGGAATGGGTTCACGAACATCCGGTATAAAGACTACGAATTGTTCGTTTGAATACTTACTCCCTTTCTGTACTCGGCGAATAGCAAGGGTTCGACGTGGTTTCGAAATATCTTCCGATACCGAACGAACCTCTACCGAAAAGTCATGTTTTCCATCTTTGACCAATCGTGTATAAATAATATTATTTCCAAAACTCTCTTGTGGAATAAGTACTTTCTCTTTTCCGTCGACAATAAAGTATCCTCCGTAGTCATATTTACATTCACCCATCTGAAACCGGGTCTCCACTGGCAATCCTTTCAAGATACACAGTTTGGACTGCAACATGATCGGAAACATGCCCAGAAAATAATGTGACTTGTTTAAGGGCAATGTCTTTGTGACCAGTTCACCATTCACTTCAAGTTCAATATCTACATCATAATGGATGGAGATACCGTAGGTCATGTTTCGAAGACGGGCTTCGTTCGGAAACATGTAGTGTTGATTGGACCCATCGTAAATCATGGGTTTTCCATAATAGATTTTATCCGCTTTTTTACCTCCCAAATATAGACGTGCACTGTATTTGTATTGTTTGGTTTTTTCATCCATGATACCGTAATAACGTATGGGGTTCTTGTCTTTAAAAATCTTGGGGATGCTTACATCATAAAAAGTGTCACAAGAAGTGATATGATGGTCAACTAGGGAGTTTTCTTTAAAGTATTTGTCCACAAAAGAAAACTGAAAATCCTCGTTCATCTTTTATATGATAGACGATTATTTTATATGTTTTAATTCTTGTTTAGGTATTATAGTATAGTTCATTTTAGTTGTTACGGATCATAATCATGGCTAAAAAGATGAATGTAATGAGGAACGGCAGAAGGAAGACGAACCAGGAGAGGGTGCCATATCCGTTCTTGCACATCAAATCGAGAATAAAAGTCCAGAACAAGATGTAAATACCATTGAGGATAAAGACGACGGTATTATTGCCTACATCACAGCTGTAGTCTCCAATACAGAGCTGATCGGGTGTATCCAGATTGGAAAGTCCTACTAAAACCATTCCAATGACAGAGAGAAAAAAGTAGAGAGTCGCAGGAGTGCACATATTCGTGAGGTCAAAACCTTCTTGAGTCCGGGAACGTAGTTTGGCCATATAATTAGGAACAATATTTTAATCTAGAAGTAATGGTTTAATTAGGGGCAACTGTTGACTCATCATTGGAGTATCGGGGAGCTGACCGACGAGAGTCGGGATAGGGACACTAAACATATTCATCCCAGATTGAGACAAATAACTTAAATTGGATAATATATTTCCCCATTCACTCATGGGAGCGGAACCACCTCTCATCTTCTTAGACTTTATCTTTCGCTTCTGTTTCTTTGTATTTCTTCTCGTTGTTTTTCTATTTGTCTTTAGGTAAACTCGCATAAAATAGAGATATATTTTATCTGAATATTCTACGATGGAACGAGGCCTCATGATGTTATTGCACGCACTAATGGTTGGTATTATCTTATACCTTGTAATGGTTTTTGGTCTAAATCAGGAACCTGCCGTGGCAGAAGACAGAAGTGTCTTGTTGGGAGCGGTCATACTCGTCTACATGATACTGTTTGGACATGGAATGCCTGGAACTGTGAATAAAAATATATTTTAATCATTTATAAATTAGTAAGATTAGTAACATCCAGCATAGTCTGGATAGAACTTTGCCAAACACATAAATAACTCTCCACCTTGTCTCCATCTCGAGTGGATCGGATCTCATTCTCCAGTTTATATCCTTTGCGATCGAATGCCTGGATCACATCCTGGATGTCGACATAGTTAGAGTTTAGGGATGTATCCTTTTTCATGTTCATGCCTAACAAACTACTTGCTCGTACAGGACCCTTTCCTATCAGGTAGACCTTTTCTATTGGAACAATGTACTCTCGACAAATCGCGGCCGTGATATCATATGCAGCCAAACGTCCAAGTCCAATGACTTCTCCAACCCGTCTGGAGATATCATTGAAGATTTGTTCAAGGGTCTTGTTTGCAAAGTCTCCCATTTGTATCGTTAGAAGAAAGGTAAACATTTTTGACGCATGACGACAATGGCTCAATGCCTCGGCAAATTTCACCCTTATCTCTGCGTAAATAGCCAACTCTTCTACGTTGCGGTCCATCTTTTGTTACGTATAGAATAAGTATTTTACTCTATTCAATTTTCAGGAAACTTATCTTTGTTTATAAGAAAAGTGCAACCGGAATAAAAAAAGACGCATACAGATGTATTGACATGTGAAAGATAATCCATTGTTTAGGGAATAACCAATAAGCTTTGTAAAACAATATTATACATAACAATACAGTAAGAAACAAATATTGTTGAAAATCGTTACCGTAATGTAGCATATAATAAAAACCATAAAGGATACATAGGTAAACCCATGCAATATCGATGGACTGTCGTATACCTCGGTCTACATAGTGTCTCCAATGATTGAGAGAAGTCATGCACAAAACTCCCATTAAGAAACAAAAGTCATCTTTCCCTAGTTGATACAGTACGATCGAGCTCAGTCCCATGAAAAAACTTGAGAGACAGAGCCACTTAGACATAGATAAATCAACTATTTTTATTATTGACTGATTACGTGGTGCAAAAATTGAATACTTTTTAATGAAGTAAAGCAATACAACATGTACAAGCCACATACTCAATCTATGAAACGACGAAAACGCAGGCGTCTTTCCGAGGTAGCTTATCCTGGATATAAAAAGCCTCGAATGATAGTAAGAATTACAAGACGAAGTCCAACTGAACAATTTCTTTGTTTTACGACAACCCTTGTTGTGGTGGCAGCCATAGTTGGCTTTATCTATAGTCTAACTTTTTAGAAAAAAGTTAACAAAAAGGTGTAGATTAAAAGTGTATATTGGATATTAAATGTGTACTTTGGATATTAAATGTGTACTTTGGATATTAAACGTGTATATTGATAATGTATTACTTATCAAAAAGGTGTATATTACAAATCTACACTTTTAATCTACACGTTTTTGTTAACTTTTTCCTAAAAAGTTAGAAGATATTGACATGCGTTAAGAAATGCCGCCTGCAGCACATATCCTTCATTTTCAATTCATCCAAGAGTTCGCCTTCAACTGTTTTGTGTATCGAGGTTTCATCTAGATATTGAATGTCCTCCTGTGCATCCTTCGGCACTTCTTTTGACTGTCCTTTACGCTTGATGATTTCCTGAATATAATAATTGTATTTGTCTCCAATCACTTTGCCACACGTGAAACATTTCACTGGGATCAACATTCTTATAGAAAGAGGTTATTTTTTATTTACATCAATTTTTACACACGCGATTTATCTTGGTATATACTATACATGGCAAGCAATCAAACAAAACGTAGAACTCTCAAGAATACAATGACCAATTATATCCTGAAAAAAGGGGACGTATGCTGTGAGAAAGATATTGACCGAAAAAAGGTAATCGAGGATATTTTTTCATTATACCAAGAGATTGCAGAGTTCATGTTCGAAAAAGATGAATATTTAGCCTATGTCCAAAACGATTTACTTGTCTTTATCGGTTATCGCATGGAATTGGAAGAAGGAAACAACAAGGAAGGTGTCAGATTATGGGACGGTCTTTTACGTTTGACAATGAATGACAAAAAATTGGACAAGAATAAAATCACGAGACTATTAAAAAATGTACCCCTCTACTATTTGTTGGCTTTCTTAGGTTATGCCACTTATAAAAATAGGCGTAATCAGGCGATTGCTGCATTGAACAAAAAATAAACCCTTATTTGTTTTTAAAATAATTATTAAAATAAAAAGTCAATAAACCTTGTAGCAAAGCGAAGATACACATGACTATCGCTATTTTGATAAAGTCTTCTTTACTTGGGAGTTCGAATTTGGTTTCCTTATTACTAAATCTACCAATGTTATAGTGGATCATATTCTCAAAAAGGTTGACAAATAAATATACGACAAACGAGATCACAATGATATGGAAGCTAGCCCCTGAAATAATATACATTATACTAAAATCTATATTATTATAAAAAAAGTTTTTTAATCCATCATCGGACGCTTTTCACATTGAGTCACTATGTCATAGAAGAGTGTACGCATGTCTTTCTCGTTTCCTTCAAACCACTCCTTTCCAGCTACCCTGGGAAAGAGGCCATTGAAAGCAGCAATTAGCTTTTCCTCGATTTCGACGTCGTTGTCACATTCCATGACCAGTATCATGCGTGTGCCCACCCGATATGCCCGTAGTCGAGACAAATCATTTTTGGAAGAACGTCCGATTTTGTAACGGGTGGTGCCAACCAATTCTGCAGGTTGAATAAAGTATAGTAATCCCATTCTTTTTACTGCAAGATATTCACTTTCGAATGGGTCAATTTTATTACAAATCTATTTAAATAATGTTCCCATACCATTTTACGGATGAAAGCAGTGGCGGTATTTACCGGTACGATTGAAGGCACAGTTCATTTTACAGAATGTGAACAAGGTATTGAAATAAAAGTCCATTTGAAAGGGTTTGAACCCAATACCCTACATGGGTTTCATGTGCATGAAGCAGGTGACTTGACAGACCGTTGTATGAGTATGTGTGCTCACTTTAATCCATACCAGACGCAACATGGTGGTCCGTCATCTAGAGAGAGACATGTCGGGGACCTAGGGAATGTGAAAGCCAATACTAAAGGAGAGGTTCATACCACATTCTACGATGACTGCATACGATTACGAGGAACCAAATGCAATATCATAGGCCGAGGCCTGATACTTCACGAGGACGAAGATGACTTGGGTATAGGAGATGAAGAAAGTCTACGCACAGGAAATGCTGGAAAACGTATTGCATGTGCTGTCATTGGATACGCAAAAGATAATTTTAAGGTTAAGGATTAATATTTCCTCACTCTATATGAACTCCAACAAGAGAATTACATTGAAGAAACGAATGTTGAATTATTACAAAAACAAACCGGTACCTGATATTTGCTGTGAAAAGGATTATAAACGCGAGGTATTGATCGGTCAGATTTTTACCTTGTATATTGCACTTGAAAAAATGATGAATACCGTGGGAGATGAGCTTGGATACCTTGACAGTTTGTACAATGACTTGTTTTTCTTTTTAAGCCCAGAAAACATGAGGGAGGAAGACAAGGAGAGTGAGACCATATCGAAAATATTGACAAAGCACATGATCAAAGAAGACAAGGTAAGTAAAAACGGTATTATTTTTGTTTTGACCAATGTTCCTCTCTATTATCTACTCGCCTTCTTGGGTCGCACCTATTCGACTTACAAGAAAATGAAGGACATGTTGGAGGAGTACGACAAAACAGATGAGTTTAAGCGTTAAGATATGTAAATAAAAACGAGGCAAACAGTCATACCCGTGATCACGATCGAAGATGACATTAGGATGATTTTCGTCCACTCCGAATCATTGAATACGATAACAGAGTATTCTCTATCGTTTCCTGTTTGTTCCGTAATCGTCGAAACCACATCATTACTTTCCATATCTGACTCTGGTACCATTATAATAAATGTATATAAATAGATAATATCACGTTATAAAAGGATGAAACTTTTATTGTATCTCTTAATGATTGAACCGATTTCAGCATTCAAACCTAACCTCTGCATAAACTGTAAATTCTTTAAAAAGGATATATTCTCTCAACCAAAATATGGGAAATGTACACTTGCACCAATTGTACTAGAAGATGACAATTATGAGGTGACAGGTATTGTCGATACTGAGAAAGTAGAACATCAATTCTGTTCTATCGTACGTAGACATGGTGAATGTGGAAAAGAAGGTAGACTGTTTGAACCGAAAGAATAGGTTCTCCTAACAAGATGGTGGTTCGTAATGTCCTTTATTACAAAAGGTATCAATATTTTAAAAAATTGACCTGAGACAAAGTGTATTCAAGTATTTAAAATGACTTATTACACTGGAGACATAAATGGTGAATTTGTATGGGAATATCAAGAAGAAGGTCATGTCTTTCGACATATACAAGACCCATTCTTCTTGAAGAATTTTGGAGGTGTTCTAGAAGAGAATTGCGAGTGGGAAGGGTGTCATTGTTACGTGCAAGATAACAATCATCCATATTGTATGCAGTGCTATGATTCGGCACAAGATCACAAAGCTTCTGTTAATTCAAATGACCTAAAAATGCGTGATCCTTCGTATGATATGCGTATCAATCGAGATACATTTGAGGAGCAGGTGCGTCCATGGTTGGAAAAATATGGTCCAATCGCTCGTCAAGATATCAAATACCTTACGTTTAAAATACTTCACGGCAGTGTTCATTTCGATGAGTGGGAATGTGGAATTGATAGTGTTAATTTCAACATTGTGCAAGAGTACTGTGTATTAAAACAGATTGAATACTATTTCGATTATATGGAAAGTCAACTTTGCTGGTTTCATATCTTTAACTAATACCTAATCTTTCATCAAGACAATCGAATAGGATCCATCTATATTTTTACGCTTCTCATAGACAAGATGTAGAGCATGAATGTTTTTATGACATGTTTCGCAAATACTCACGAGATTGGATGGGTGGTTCTTGTCCATGGATCCGATGTAGTCATGCACTGCATCTTTTTGATATTGTAAGTGATGTGTTTCAGTTCCCATTTCTTTCTTACAAAACTCACACATGGTAACGATTTTGTCTCGGTTATATCTGGATGGACGCATTGTCAAGATGGACGTGTGCTGGCTCACTCGATTTCTTAAAGCATAAGCTCTTTCAAGGAAAGCATCCGGCAACTGTAATGATTTACACACTTCTAATCCATAGACACTCTCACCTGCACCTTCTTGTAATACACGTCCATAAAACAATTTTTGAAGTTCTGGATTGTAGCGTACGGTTAGGTGCATGAGACAAAGGTTAGGCATTTCTTGTATTTCCTTAAAGTGTTGTATGGCATGAAAGTGTGTAGCAAAAATAAAACTACTTTTCATAGCATACAAGTGTTCAATACCTGCCATGAAGATACTGAGAGCTGAGTCATTCTCTGTACCAGAACAAAGCTCATCACCTAGGACAAGTGATTTAGAGTTACTCTTCTGTAGAATGACACGCAATTCGCTCATTTCCACTGCAAATGTGGATAATCCTTTAAACATGTTGTCGTTTCCGATGATACGAGTAAACAAATATTCATATGGAGAATAGACAAATTCATCACAGGGTACATAAAGACCCGCTTGTGCCATGATGATACAAATTCCAATCGATTTAATCAAACTTGTTTTACCCACAGCGTTGGTTCCAAAGAGTAATATGCTTTTCGGTCCAAGTTCGACATCATTGGGTACATAGGCTTCTTGTTTTTCCAAATGTTCAATGAGAACATGTCTCATTTTCTTTGCACGTAAAAAGGATGTTTCCTGTTTTTCTAGAACAGGTTTGCAATAATGATATTTTGTCGCAATCTCACTTTTGGTATGATAGACGTCCATCTTTTGAATACATGCAATCAGAGCATGGTAAGAAATGTCCATTTGTGAATGAATATTTTTGTAAACACGTGTTAATTGCTGTAGAAACTCGTATTCTGTTTTGATCATCATATGAGTTAGAGAAGAGAGCTCATCCGAGACAAGTTCGTATTTTTGTCCATTGTGTTCGCGAAAAGTCAACTTGTCCAGTGAAAAAGGAAAGGTCTCTTCTTTCTTGGAATAGTCAGAAAAGAAGGTGAGGGAAACTGATTTATTGAGTGCTTTTTCTATCACGGCTTTTCGACGCTTGGTAATGAGTAGACAAGACCCAGATTTGTCCGTTTCATGCAAGGCAAACGCTTGTTCGCATTTTGTATCTTTGAACTGATAAAGATGATTTAAATAGGTCTGAATAGACTTGAATTTAAGACGACTTTCGAGCTTGTCTTTGGTGGCCTGATCCAGAACCTGGTCTACCCCTCGGCGTATGAGGGTATCGCATGTATCATCGAGTACGTGTTTATGAAAAGTCTGTTCCATCTCAAAAAAAGAGGTCAATGTATCTTTTACTTGTTTTATTTCTTGAAAGGTTTCTGTCTTGTTGCAGAATGTAGACCATACTTCGTCTTTAGGCCAATGTTCCTCGATCAACAGGCAAGTGGAATACAATTGAGAATAGTCATGAGGTGTTGCCTTGGTTAACACGATTTTACGATAAATCTTCTCTATATCACATAATCGGGTCAGCATGGCAGACCATGCATATCCTTGCTTGCAACAATGTTCGGTCATCTCATAGGATTGTTGTAATTTCACTGGGTCTAAGGATGGATGGAATAGCATACGATCAAATTCACGTTTCCCAATACGGGTTCGACATGTATTCAAAAAACGAGACACGCTTGAATAGTCTCCTTTGTATTCTGTGTCAATGATGTTGAGTTGTTTCAGTGAATGATTGGCTAGGACCAGTGTACTTGGGGTTTCTAGTTCAGGCTCGGAAATATGCCTCGTCAATGCCGGGTTATGTACATGTATGTATTCCAATAGAAAACAAAGAGATTGAAATGCAATGGCCTTTTCGAATAAAAGGTCTTCGATCAAGTGTCGAGACAAGGATGGATAAAACTTTTCCACAATCAGGGATTGATAACTCTGGCTTTCACATTTGGATGCCTGCTGGCTCCATTCATCCTTTGTATTCAGGGAGATTTGCACCACCTTTCGCGTTCCTTTAGATAAATACTGTACAATGGTTTCAATCTCTTGGTCCATGTTGTGTACAATGACCATTTCACTTGGATGATAGACGGATAAGAAACGCTCCACCGAGTCATAGGTGGTTGGGTTCTGATAATACAATTCTTGATATTCATAGACATGAACCTTTCCTGTATAAATATCCATGGTAGAAATGCCAAACAAGAGAGTAGAGGGCGTTCTCTTGGTTTTATGTATCCATATACAACATGTATAGTTCGATAGACGAACGTCTTCCTCTAAAAAATAGGTCCCCGGACTGTATACAGCCTGTTCGCGTCGTCGAATAACGCCTCCTACTTCTTCTTGGACATGTACTACCGTCGTGTAGTTTGCCTCATTGAGTTTCATCGTATATTTGTCTAGTAAATAATCCCGAAACCCTGCCATGTAGTGTTCACCTTTGGCTGCAATTTTCAAGTCACCTATTCTCGAAAATTCTTGGATGTAATGATCTTCTGTTTTTGCATACACTTCAAAAAAACTACCTACTTGCATCAAAAGAAACGTACGGGGGCCATATTTCTTTTGATACTCTGAGAGTTGCTGATAATAGGATTGAATGAGTGCCATTATACATAGGGTATAATCTTTTTTTTATATTCAAATACAATATACTATGTCTGGCGAAGATGAACAACATCGTAATGTGGTCTTGTTTGTATTCTTTGCATCTTATCTATATTTCTATTATGTGCAATCCAAGATAGACCTACAAAAAGATTGGGCAAATCGCAAATGCAACCCGCTGAACATGTTTATCGGCTCTCTCTATATGCCCAATGATGACTCTACCAAGAATTTTGGTACATGTGTCTCTCAATATACAACCGAGATGATAGACTCACAGATGACGAATATTTCAAATACCACCATGGGGCAAATGACAAGCTCTATCAATAGTTTGAACAGGAACGTGGATTTATTGAACAAAAATGTAAATAATACAAGTTCAAACTTGAACCAAAGATACGATAAGACCAACGCGAGTATTCGGAAATTGAATGCCACCTATGGAACAGAGACCGAGGCCAAGACTGAATTGAATGGAAAGATTACGACCTTTACAGGTGAAATGTTGAATATTTTTAACCATATTAAGGATTATGTAAAAAAATAATCGGTTGATAATCTCTATAAAATAGTGTTGTATTACAATATGTCAGAGGATATCAAAAATATTAATCAATTGTTTGCCTCTAAAAATAGTGAAAAGGGTGCTGACATGAGCGGGGTGATTGTCCTCTTTGTCGTATGTTGTCTCATTCTCTTGGTATATTTTAAGATGACCCAGAGCCAATTGTGGCTGGATTGGGACAATGAAAAATGTCACCCAACTCTTTTGTTTTTCAATGGACTAATCAATCCAAACGTAGATGAAACTGCATTTCAAAGTATACAGACCAATTTTATTCAATGTTTGAGACCTTACACCAATGTATTACAGTCAGAAAAATACAAGACATTGAACAAATCCATGGATACACTCGTAAGTATCAATCGAAACATGGAAGAAAGTTATGTACCCTTTTCGGAGAAGGTTGAAAGGATACGCAACGAATTAGAAAATAAGAATACTGTATTGGATGTAAGCTTTCAGGTGATTGAAAATATATCTGCCCGCCAAAAAGAAGAATTTGAACTCACCTTCAAATATGTCACCATGAATGTAAAGAGGTTGTTTGTCATATTAGACCGTATTACTACCTACATGAAGGATATGTTAGTCTACAAGGTGTCCACCAATGTAGACGAGCGTTTCATGAATACACTAGTTGAAGGTGCACCTCTTGGAATAGACAAGTTTCAAGAATATATCAATGACCGATATAAAAAAACATATGAAAATAAATATTCGAAGTCGTTTGATAAGATGCGTGAAATACGCCTTCGTGATGGGTTTGATATAAATACGACAGATTTTAGTCAGCCCATCAACCTTGCAGACCTGGCTATTCATGATTATGACGAGATGATACGCCTCATACAAAACTTTGAGGCACAAAATCAAGAACTCTTTGAAAAGACCAATCAATATTGTGCTGAATTGAAAAAACACAAATACGGTTGTAAAATTATTTTACCTACCTGGAAAGATTAAAGTTCTATACTATATGCATAACTATTTCATGATAGTTGTAATCCTTTGTCTCCTGTTTACCTTTACGTTCAAAGAACCGTTTGTCATTGAAGATGTTGTGAATAATTATCCAAATTGCTCTATCGACTTACTTTACCAGGCAAAATTTTCACCGGGTTGTTGCCCCTCTTTTTATACATCATCAAGCGGGTGTTTATGTAAATCTGGTTATATCCATCCAATGATCATGAGCCGTGGCGGAAATCGTATGACGGTGCCTGTATTTCATGAATAAAAAGATGGATACGTGGGTTTAGGTGGCTTGTCTATCCATGCCTCCAATTGTTCCACATTACATTTAAAGTCCTTCCCCGACAATCTCAATAAATTAATACGACTGAATATCTTCTCCAATTGACGCTTTAATTGTCTCACCCCTTCTTCTTTGATATGCCTGAGAATAAGGTCGGTATAGGCTTCTTTCCATTCCAGGTCTTCTAGATGATACTCTCGTTTTAGGTCTGGGATAAGAAAATCGCGTGCAATGATTTTCTTTTCCGCATCCTGATATCCTTTCACTTCGATGGTGTACATGCGGTCTTTTAAAATAGGATTGACGAGACTTTCATCGTTATAACTAAAGACAAAAAGACATTTACTCATGTCTAGGTCAATCTCGCTAAAATACTTATCATGAAATTGTGTGTTTTGGGTTGTGTCAGTAAGATGCGTGAGAACACCTACAATTTCATTTCCTTTTTCGCTTTGGCTCACCTTGTCTAATTCATCAAAATAAATAATAGGATTACTTGTTTTTTGCTGGATAAGGATATCGACAATCTTTCCATAGGTACTGCCTTCGTATGTATACGAGTGACCCGTGAGGAAACTACCATCACTTGCACCTCCCAATGCAATCAATGCAAAAGGACGTTTCAGAATATGTGTCAGTGCCTTTTTAATCAGTGTCGTCTTTCCGGTTCCCATAGGTCCTTTCAAGGCAATAGCCGTGCCCATCGAGTCAGGATTGACCATCCATTTACCGATCAACTCTAGAAACTGGTCTTTGGCGTGTTCCATACCATAGGTCGATTTGTTTAAAATATCTCTACATTCGGTAAGATAGTTGGCACAGGCGGATTGATTATGGGTGTTGTAGACAACAGGTAATTGTGAACATGCATGAAAAGGTATCTGTAAAAATGCATTCACCCATTCTTCTAGTTTTGATGTATTCTGTTCTTGCATATGTAACATTTTTTTCAAAACAATACTCTTGTATTCTTCAGGAATATCGGTTTCTAACAAACGTATCAATTTTGGTTTGGGGTCAAAAGTATGGTCACATAACAAGGTCATTTGACCCAAAAGATACGTTTGTTCGGATTTAGTCAGTTTCTTAAAATAATGGATGTCTTCTTTTTCATTCATGCGTGTGATTAAGGCTTCAAATAATTTACTATTATCGTCAGGCTGCTTTCTTTTCGGCATCTAGTTACTTTATGAAAACATTATTATATAAAAATTGAATGAATATAAAAATATAAGGAATACATAAAGAGATGAGTGCCGTACAGAAACACCCGGCAAAAATTATTGGAATTCAGTTCAGTCTTTTGAGCCCAGAGGAAATCGAAAGAAACTCCGTTGCCGAAATTACAAACAAAGAAACCTACAATGGCATTAAACCCAAGATTGGAGGATTGTTTGACCCGCGAATGGGTGTGCTCGAGCCAGGGTTAGTCTGTCCAACCGATGGTGAAACCTACATGAATTGCCCCGGATATTTTGGACACATTAAGCTTGCGCGACCCATGTTCTACATTCAATATTTAGAAGAAATTACCAAAATTTTGAAGTGCGTCTGTATCAAATGCAGTCGTCTGTTGATTGATAAAAATGCGCATCGTAACTTGATTGAATACAAACCATCGGATCGATGGCATCAAGTCTTTACTCTTGCTAGTAAGGTGAAACGGTGTGGAGGTGATACAGATGACGGATGTGAATGCAAACAGCCGACCCATATCAAGAAGGATGGTTTTGCGACGCTGATTGCTGACTGGAATGATGACAAGGACCAAGCAGAAGGGATTACTCTGAAACTCGTCCCTGAGACAGTGTTGAAGATCTTTAAAAAGATATCAAATGAAGACATTGATTTCATGGGGTTTTCCAGTAAATGGAGCAGACCCGAGTGGATGATTTGTCAGGTCTTTGCAGTTCCACCTCCGAGTATTCGTCCGTCGGTAAAGCACGATGCCCAGCAGCGGTCTGAGGATGATCTCACGCATATCATCATCAATATTATCAAGTATAACAATCTGTTAAAGGACCAGATTACCAAGAATGCTTCGTTGAAACAGATTGAAGATTGGTCTACGGTACTTCAATATTACCTATCCACAATTGTGGACAATAACATTTCAGGTACGGATCCAGTTCGTCAGCGATCTGGACGTGCGTTAAAATCCATTTCAGAGCGACACAAGGGTAAGACAGGACGAGTACGAGGTAACTTGATGGGAAAGCGTGTTGATTACAGTGCTCGTTCCGTGATTACGCCTGACCCAGAGTTGTCTATCATGGACCTGGGCGTTCCACTGAAGATTGCGATGAATTTGACCAAACCGGTCTTTGTGACGGAAAGAAACAAAGAATTCTTAATGTATCTCGTGAAAAACGGTCCAGACGTGTACCCTGGTGCGAAAATCCTAGAACTGTCCAATGGAGAGAATATTTCCCTACGTTATCATGACCGAGACAACATTCAGCTTCAACTCGGAGATACGGTACATCGACACATGATGAATGGAGATTATGTTTTGTTTAATCGTCAGCCCACCTTGCACCGAATGTCCATGATGGCACATCGCGTAAAGATTATGAAAAAGGGTGATACCTTTCGAATGAACGTGGCCGATACGATGCCCTACAATGCAGACTTTGACGGTGATGAAATGAACATGCATATGCCACAGAATGACGAGGCCGAGATGGAACTCAAGCACTTGGCTGCAATTAAATATCAAATTATCAGTCCTGCACTAAACAAGAGTATCATCGGTATCTTTCAAGACTCATTGCTAGGTAGTTATCTGTTTACCCGAGAAAACATTCGTATTCCTCGAAAACATGCGATGAACCTTTTGGCAAAGAGTGGTAAGTTTGACCCTTTGTTCTTCGCAGACAACAAGGAAGAGTATACAAGTCATGAACTCATAAGCAGTCTATTGCCTCAGTTCACTCTGCATTACAAGAGTGCCATGTTTAAAGAGGGACGAGATGACTCAAAGACAAGCAACTATGTGGTTGAGATTATCAACGGAAAAATGTTACGCGGACAGTTTGAAAAAGACAGTCTGTGTGGCGGTGGACGCGGTCTTATCCAGCGACTACATCGGGACTTTTCAGAGGATGAGTCACAAGGATTTATTGATAACTTGCAGTCAGTCATTACAGAATACATGAAAACAACCGGCTTCAGTGTAGGGATGAGTGACTTGATTTCCAATGAAGAAACCAATACGTTGATTAGTGAAGTCATCATGAAGCAGAAGAAAGAGGTGTCTACCCTTATTTCACAAGCTCACTTGGGTATTCTGGAAAACAAGACGGGTCGACCCAACAGTGATTACTTTGAGAACGAGGTCAATAACATTTTGAACAAGGCCAGTTCTGAGTCGGGTAAAATTGCAATTGATCGATTGAACAAAGAGAACCGATTTGTCAATATTGTCAAGTCGGGTTCAAAAGGTAGCGTGTTGAATATTTCACAAATGATTTCTTGCCTCGGACAGCAAAACGTAGATAGCAAGCGTATCCCATACAGTTATCCAAATCGTACTCTTCCACATTTCAAACAGTTCGATGACTCTCCAGTCGCACGAGGCTTCGTGGAGAGTTCCTTTATCCAAGGTCTTACACCGGAAGAACTCTTCTTCCATGCAATGGGTGGTCGTGTGGGTCTAATTGATACAGCGGTCAAAACCAGTCAGACCGGATACATTCAGCGTCGTCTTATTAAAGGGATGGAAGATATTGTAATTTGTTATGACCGAAGTGTGAGAAATAACAAACAGAAGATCATTCAGTTTAATTATGGAGGTACCAATTTTGACACTACACAGATTGAGACGTCCAAGTTTGAATTGATTGGAAAGACCCAACAAGAGATTTACGACCTATATCGGTATGCATACGATGCGAAAGAATGGAAGCCCTACAATGCCATCTTTGATAAATCCTCGTTGAAGAGATACAAGGACCAAATCCAGGAACTCAAGGCCAGGGTCAAGTCAGAAATACATGAACAGATTGAAACGCGAAATCGTTTTATTCGTCTTGTGGCAGAAAATGAAGGGTCTTATCAGACCTTGTATCTACCCATGTCATTTCCTTCACTTATTCTAAACTTGAAACATCAGTTTCATACACAATCTACTCAGACAGACCTCACTCCGTTGGAATGTTACCAAATGTTGGACCATTATTACAAGAATTTCTTGGAAGCAGTCTATCATCCATGCACCATGTTCCAGCGTGCGTTTTACTATTATCTTAATCCTGCGACGTTGCTACTCCAGCACAGATTTACGAAAGAAACGCTTATCTTCTTACTTGAAAAGATTATGTTTGTCTACAAAAAGGCTACGGTCAATCCAGGTGAAATGGTAGGGCTCATTTCGGCACAATCCATTGGTGAACCAACCACCCAGATGAATTTGAATACCTTTCACTTTGCGGGTATTTCAACCAAATCGAACGTCACCCGTGGAGTGCCTCGTATGGAAGAGATTTTGGCTCTTACGACAAACATGAAAAACCCATCTATGACGATTTACCTCAACGAGGAAGACGAAACGGACAAAGACAAGGCGTTTGATATGATCTCGAAGGTGGAGAATACAAAGTTTAAGAATTTCGTACTGAGTTCAGAGATTTACTATGACCCCGACGACATGGCGACCCTCGTGGAGAAAGACCTGGAACTCATGAAGCGTTACAAAGAGTTTAGCGAAATTTTGGAAGATTGCTTGGACAAGGAAGATACCACGCCTAGCCGTTGGATCTTGCGTCTTGCCCTGAACAAGACTGCGATGATTGACTCCAATTTGACCTTGGACGAAATCCACTTTGCTCTGAAAAGTATTTACAATGAAGGTATTCGTTGCTTTTACAGTGATCTGGATGATCATGATGTGGTGTTTCGAATTCGGTTGATGAGCGTGAACAACAAGAAGGCAAAACCAGTGAGCTTGGACCAAGGAGACCAGATTTATCTCTTGAAGAGTTTTCAACATAATCTTCTCAATAACGTTGTATTGCGAGGTGTACCTGACCTGGATAAAGTCAATCTTATTCAGATGCAGGGATACATGAAATACAACGAAGAGACCGGAGACTTTGAAAGGAAAGACATTTATGCACTGGATACGTTAGGCACAAACCTCTTGGATGTCTTGGCTCTGGACATTATCGATCCTACTCGAACCATTACCAATAATATTATGGAGACCTATGAAGTACTCGGGATTGAGGCTGCACGTAAATGTTTGTTTAATGAAATCATGGATGTGTTGTGTTTCGATGGAGGATATGTAAACCACCATCATCTTGCCTTGTTGTGTGACCGCATGACAAGTAATGAAAAGATGGTCTCTATCTTCCGACACGGAATAAACAACGATGATATTGGACCCATTGCAAAAGCATCGTTTGAAGAAACTACGGAGATGTTCTTGAAGGCCGCGAGACATGGTGAATTGGATGAGATGCGTGGAGTCTCGGCCAATGTCATGTGCGGTCAGGCTGGATACTATGGAACCGCCTCCTTCTCAGTATACCTGAATATGTTTGAAGTACAGAGAGATGCAAAAGAAAGCGTCTATCAATCCGCCGAAAAGGATATCTTTGAAGAATTGAAAGAGAAACGAGATGAACCCTGTTCACTCAAGAACCTAAAGATACGACATACCCTTCCTACAGAAGAGAGTCAAGAGGTCGACAATCAATACGACATGGACTTTTAAAATCCGTTAATAAAGATTAAACTTTAAAGATTAATTATTGTTATTTTTATTATCACTATGGTGATTTAAATTTAACTCAAATGCAAAGTCATCGATTTCTTTCGGGTATTTCAACCCCTTTTCGAGGGCTTGTCGATAGGACCAATAGGGCAAAGGCTCTATCATCCATTTCTCATGAAAGATGCCTGACCCATCAAAATCAAATAATCTATAATTGTTATTTTTATCAATGCCTAGATTATCTGACTTCCAATCGATGTAAAATATTCCTATTCCTTGCAAGTGGTCCTTGGCTGCATTTGCCGCAATCGATACGGACATCTTGTCGTAGTCCAATATATCATTGACAGGTGTTAGTAATTCCATATCGATAAATGTTTCTGTAATACGATATACCTTTACAATATTCGGGTGAGGATTTACCTGAAGGATTTGATAGATCTGATATTCGACCTTTCCAATATACTTTCTAAAAAAAGGTAACCCGTTAAAGGTCTCATTCAATACGCTTATTTCGGTTCCATCATATTGCAAAGAAACCTCGTCCGAAGTCTTCATGATAAGTTAATACTTGAATGTTCAATTCATTTTAATTATTACAAAATCTATATGGTGGATCTTAAGTAATTTAATACTGTCATTGATCCGTCTTTGATATTCGCTTGAAATTCTTCACTTATATCTTGATCATAAATCTTGTAGGTTTCTTTGTGGTAAATAAAGAGGAAAAACGTATCGGTATCGGTAAGCTTGACAAAATAACTATAGTCTTGCTGGTGACCTAGACGTCGTACGCACTTTATGGATCCCTTGGAATGTAGTAAAACCGTAACAGGTAGTTCCTCGTCAAAAAGGAGGAGACATAAATCTACTTGGGTAATCGGATATTCTTCACTTTGTATCATGGTCTCCATAGATATGGTTTTATTATGAAAGGCTGCAGGTTTCTCTGATTTCCATTTTTTATAAAGAAACTGATAAAAGGTTTCATATTTTCGATAAGTTGTTACCAATTTTTCTTTCACCTCTTCTATGGTGATATGACGATACTTGTCTGGATTATAGTCTCGATAAATCTGTAACAACAACATCCCATTGCATGAGATGGGAGTATTCATAAAACGAAGCGTCTTTGTTCCTTTGGGGAAATAGTTTATCCATTTTTGGGTAAGGTACACCACTTTCATGCATTCTTTAAATTCAGTTTCAACCCCTTTCAGTTGTATGTCAGGCTTAGCTAGAGGAACAGGCTTAGCTAGAGGAACAGGTTTAGCCATAGGAACAGGCTTAGCCATAGGAACAGGCTTAGCTAGAGGAACGGGTTCAGTCATGGGTGGTTCATCTATAGTTGTTTCTTTCTCTAGATCCGTTTCAGGTTCCTCTATCTTTGTCTCTGATGCTTGAACCGGTTCGACATATGGGTTTACTGGTTCGGGGTTGACCACACTCTTCTCCGGTTTACTTGACTGATACAATGCATTCTCTGTATCAATACCTTCTTCCGAGTCATCTGTAAGATTTGCATTTTCTTCTGTATCACTATCATACACCTCTTCGGTCTCTAAAAAGACAGACGGTTCATTTATTTCTTCCACCTCTTCGTAGGGCTCCAACAACTCCAATACTTTACGAGGTTGTACATCCTCAAATGCACGATGAGTGATGGATTTTATTTTTTTTATTTTAGGATTTTCATCTAGATAAGAGAGTAGATTATTCTCGAGTAGTAAGATTTCATGACTGCTTAAATTATACAAGTCAGAGTAATAAAGGGTGCTATGTATTTCTGTAAATAAGCTTTTTTGCAAAGTTCTGTTTTCAATCATGTCATCAATGAGCCGATTGACATACCGTTCGTAGTTGTCAGACTGATCGAATAGATTGAATTTGGGGATGAGCAACTTCCCGTCCGATGTCGGTGTTTCAAATTCACAATAAGGCTGGGTAGGGTCTTTGCATAGATTAATGTCGGATAATTCGTCCAACACTTTCTCTTGGTAGATGACAAATTCAAATTTCTTTGAAAAAATGGGTTTTAACACCTGATAGATATCTTCGTTTTTCTTTTCATATTCATCTTTCGAATGAATAATGCTTTCAAGAACATTTCGAGTAGAATAAAAAGACGTATCATGTATTGCCATTTTGAGTGTATTGAAAAAAGCACGATAAAAGGCCTGTTCTAATTTAAGATAATGGATAAGTTTGTGTTTAAAGGGTTGCTGAGGGTGTTTGCTAATATAGACGTCGTAATCCAGATAGCTGTGGTCATGTAGTACATGCAACTCATCTGTCATCTTGTTTTCCTCGGGTTTTACTAGAGGGACAAACTGATTTGTCTCAGTCAGAATACCTACTACCAATTCGTCTTCCACGATACGATGCGTGGGCTTGCATGGTATCTTTTGTTTACTGTCTTTGTACAATCGGTTCAAGAGAGACAAGGTTGTCCGGTAATCATGACCTTTCGCTGTTGTAAGCATTTCATAGGGTAATGAGATTGGACTTGGGCTACAGGGTACGATAAAGATGAACTTTTTGTATTCGAGTTGCAATGCCACCATACGTGCATCTACGTTAATTAATCCTTTTCGAACTTTGTAAGGAAGTCCTTTAAGAAGAGAGATGATTTGATCTGCACTAAGATTGTCCTTGTATTGATATTTGTTTTTTTGAGGAATACATTTCCCCATGTTCTTTGAAATCAGAGACAAAATATGTTTCAGTGTAGGGGTAAGATGTCCGGGTTCTAACAATTTTGTTTGGGTAAACATGCCTTCCTTTTCTGTGTAGAGATAGATGGGTTCATATAAATCACCTCGCTTATAGACAATAGCTGTTGGAAGGTTTACGTCAAATGCATAAATGGAATGAAGTGTGGTCGGACATAAAATACTTATATTATGAGTGGCATCTTCGATATCTTCTTGAAGGATGACCATATTGATACGGGTTTTGGTGAGGAGACCTGCACAAAGAATGTCCCAAAAATAGACATAATCGATGGGTTCGTCGCTTTGAATATACCGGATAAAGTTCTCGTATCCATTGACGATTTTCTTTAGAGCCATGGGATTATCTATCATTGTCTTGTACAAGGTTGTATCCTTGTAAGGTTCTATGTCTTGGTCTTCATACTTGAGAGAAGAGAATGTATGGGCAAGATTGCCTTGATGCAAGGTCTGTAAGACATCCAGATTTAGAACAGCTACCATTTCCTTTTTAAATGTTTCAATCGATACTTCATTTTTATGCAAGAGGAAAGAGACTGCATGTAGAAAGGATTGGTTCTTGTTGTTTTCTATTCCCCTACGCAATAAACAAGGATAATTCGTTTTTAGTTTACGTTTCTGTAAATTGCTGTAATAGTCAGCATAGTTTGTGTGAAAAAACCGCTCAAGAATGGGCGTTAAGTGTCCACGTCGCCCGTTTTCAAGAGGAAATTTGTCTCCGTTTTGGATGTATTGTACTGTGCTCTGAGCGACTTCTTTCTTGATGGTCTTTCCACCCACGGCTTCTTCGGTACGCTTGTCAATTTCATCCTTTTTCTTACTTCCAGAACGTGTAGTAAAACAGCATGGTAAATAGTAGTCATCAGGAGATTTACCTTTTAACATGCCTACACGTGTCATAAAGGTCTTTTCGTCTCCTGGAACAGACAAATCAATGATATATTTGGACTGTATATCTACGTGTTTTAGTCGGTCGGGAATATCCTTTGGAATGAGTTTTGATTTGTCGAGCTTATCCGGATGAACCGGTAGATTGTGTTTTAAATCCCAGTAACGTGGACAAATATAATAATAAGGATTTTCAGGATCTGTACCATATTTCAGAACATTGTCATAGGTGTTCGGTGCAACTGCATCGATCCTCTGCTTTTCTTTTTCTGTCAAAATAACGGGTTGTCGCTTTGCAGACCATAAACACATTCGACTGTATTGACTGTGTACTCCATCCGTAGATCTGTGAAACAAGACGGGTTCACGCTGTTGTAATTTTTTCAGAAAGGGGTTCATGGGTGTAAAACGAACCTTTGTTAGGTCGTCGTCTTCTTCTTCCACTTTCACGTAATGAACATTGTTAAAACGTCCATGTAGTCGATAGTCTTTGTCATAAATATACAGAATGCTTTGGTCATCCATCTTGTTTTTCCATCCATACGCTACAGTGGAATAAACCTTTTTCAGGAGTGTCATTGAGGGATGGTTCGTCCACGGTTCAACTGGATTGAATGCAGTCCATACTTTATTGTAATTTCCGGCCTTATCATAGACGGATACCTCGGATAAAGTCTGTAGGAAAGGAAACTTAGCAATTTGATCAGGAGTAAGAGTTGCTACAAACCCTTTACAAGAGGTATCTTGTTTTTGGACAAGTGCACAACCGGTTGCATGGAATGCTCTAAAATATTGTTTTAATTCAGCTGGATACAAGTTTGGCGTAAGACCAAGTGTTTGGGCAATTTCAAATGGATAATGGTCGTCATAAATAAAAATATCCTTTTCGTTGGTACCTCCCATTTGTCTTTTAACGTCCTCTTCATTCGGTTCCGGTGCATTCAGGTCGACTTCTTCATTCGGTTCCGGTGCATTCAGGTCCACTTCTTCATTCGTTTCAGGTGCATTCAGGTCCACCTCTTCATTTGGTTCAGCTGCATTCAGGTCTAATCCTTCAACCGTATCATCTTCTGTTACATCACCTTCTGTCTGTATCGTGCCTTCTGCATCAGATGCATCTCCTTGAGGTTCTGGCTCTGCCTCAGATTGATCGCCTTCCGTCTCTTCGGGTTCCTCGCCTTCTGTCTGTATCGTGCCTTCTGCATCAGATGCATCTCCTTCAGCTTCCTCGCCTTCTGTCTGTATCGTGCCTTCTGCATCAGATGCATCTCCTTCAGCTTCCTCGCCTTCTGTCTGTATCGTGCCTTCTGTATCAGATGCATCTCCTTCCGTCTCTTCAGCTTCCTCGCCTTCAGGTTCTGGCTCTGCCTCGGATTGATCGCCTTCTGTCTGTATCGTGCCTTCTGCATCAGATGCATCTCCTTCAGCTTCCTCGCCTTCAGGTTCTGGCTCTGCCTCGGATTGATCGCCTTCCGTCTCTTCAGGTTCATTTGATTCATCGCCTTCAGGTTCTGGCTCTGCCTGGGATACATCGCCTTCCGTCTCTTTTACCTCGGGTTCTTGATCATCCTTGGATACTATAGAAGGT